CTTTGATCCATCGCTGAACCGTCAAACGGCGGTGTATATCCCAGCCGAAGATATCGTGGTGCCGTACGGTGCTGCTAACTTGGAAACGGCTGATCGTGTTACGCACCGGATGCGTAAGACAAAGAATGAACTAAAGAAGCTTCAGTACGCTGGGTTCTACCGAGATGTGGATCTTGGTGAGCCGATGCGCGTGATGGACGAGGTAGAGAAACAGAAGGCTGAAGATCAAGGCTTCTCAGCGAGCATGGACGACCGGTTCCAGCTTCTTGAGATGCATGTGAACATCGACTTGCCGGGCTACCCGGACGTTGACAAAGATAACAGTGAAACCGGGATAGCCCTTCCATACGTAGTAACCATCGAGAAAGGCACCGGTACCGTTCTGTCCATCCGGCGGAACTGGAGGGAAGATGACAAGCTCAAGATCAAGCGACAACACTTTGTCCATTACGGATACATACCGGGATTTGGATTTTACTACTTCGGCCTTATTCACCTTATCGGGGGACACAGTAAAGCTGCAACGTCCCTCCTTCGACAACTGGTGGACGCCGGAACCCTCAGTATCTCCCCGGAGGACTCAAATCCAGAGGACTTAGAATTAAGGGAGACGATACTCCAATCGCTCCGGGCGAGTTCCGAGACGTAGACATTCCGTCAGGCGCGATCCGCGACAACATCCTGCCGCTCCCGTACAAGGAGCCGAGCCAAACTTTGTCCATGCTCATGGACAAGATCATCGAGGAAGGACGCCGCTTCGCTGCGGTATCGGACCTGAAGATCTCGGACATGTCCTCGCAAGCTCCGGTTGGTACGACCCTCGCCGTTTTGGAGCGAGTCCTCAAGGTCATGACCGCCGTGCAAGCGCGTGTGTACTACGCCATGAAGCAAGAGTTCAAGCTTCTGGCTTCGATCATTCGAGACAACACGCCAGAGGAATATAGCTACGAGCCGGAAGTCGGTGATCGCAAAGCAAAGAAAGCCGACTACGATGATGTTGATGTTATTCCAGTATCGGACCCCAACGCGGCAACCATGTCGCAGAAGGTGGTGCAGTACCAAGCTGTCCTCCAGCTTTCACAAACGGCTCCGCAACTCTACGACTTGCCCTATCTTCATCGGCAGATGATCGAGACGTTGGGTGTGAGAAATGCAGATCGCATCGTACCGTTGCCGCAAGATGCCAAGCCACGCGACCCCATCACCGAGAACATGGATGTGATGACGGGCAAGCCGGTCAAGGCGTTCATGTACCAAGATCACGAAGCCCACATCGCTGTGCACATGGCGTTGGGTCAAGATCCGAAGATGGCTCAGATCATTGGACAGAACCCGATGGCTCAGCAGATTACGGCGTCGTTGCAGGCTCACATCATGGAGCACGTAGCGTTCCAATACCGCCGCGAGATCGAGAAGCAGCTTGGCGCAGCCTTGCCCCCGCTTCCGCAAGACGACCGAGAAGAATACGACCTGCCGCCTGAGTTCGAGGCGCAGTTGTCGCAGTTGGCAGCAGCCGCTGCCGCACGAGTTCTTCAGAAGGACAAGGCCGAGGCGCAGATGCAACAGGCTGCTCAGCAGCAACAAGACCCGCTGGTTCAGATGCAGATGATGGATTTGCAGATCAAGCAGCTTCAGGCGCAGACCAAAGCCCAGCAGATGCAGATGGATGCTCAGATCCAGCAGGCCGAGGTCCAACGCAAACAGCAGAAAGATGTCATGGACGCCGCTGCCAAGGCAGACGAGTTGGAGCTTCGCAAAGCCGAAATCTCTGGCCGTCAGCAGCTTGAAGCCGCACGGCTTGGCGTGGACATTCAGAAGGACAAGGCCGCTCTCTCTGCCAAACAGCAGATGGAAGGAGTGCGCCTAGGACTTGAGATCGGCAAAGCACAAGATGCCGCAGACATGCAGCGACAAGCTGCACAGCAAAGATTGGAGATGCCAAAGAAGGAGGACTAAGTGAGCTATTCAAACGCTCTGGAATACCTTGAGACCAAACTCAAGGAGGAGCGCACGTTGATTGTGGAAAACCTGATCCAAGGCAAATTGGATGAAGGTGAGTACAAAAGGCTATGCGGGGCGTTACAGGGTCTCGACCTCGCAGTGGGCTACATCAAAGACCTTGCAAAAAGGATGGACGAAGAATGAGCAGTATTGACGTAGAGAAGACTCAGGAAGAAGCGGCCAAAGCTAAACTCCTGCCGGAACCCAAAGGCTATCGGATCCTGTGTGCGGTCCCGCACGTAGAGGAAGAGTTCGATGGGGGAATTATCAAAGCAGACGATACCAAGCGTGTTGAGGAGCAGACTACTGTAGTTCTGTTCGTCATCAAGATGGGCGACCTCTGCTATGCAGATAAAGACCGGTTCCCCACTGGTCCGTGGTGCAAAGAAGGCGATTTCGTATTAACCCGCCCCTATTCCGGCACCAGAGTTGTTATTCACGGACGCGAGTTCCGCATCATCAACGACGACACGGTAGAAGCGGTGGTGCAAGACCCCCGTGGAATCCGTCGCGCATAAGGAGTAAATCATGGCTGAGCAGATGGAATTTAAGTTTCCTGACGAAGTTGAGCAGGAAGCCCCGGCTGAGAAAGCCGAAAAGGAACCCGATTTTGAGGTTCAGATTGAAGATGATACCCCACCACAAGACCGGGGTCGCAAGCCGCTACCGAAAGATGTAGTGGATGAACTGGATAAGGATGACCTTGACGAGTATTCCGAGAAGGTCAAGAAGCGCCTCTCCCAGATGAAAAAAGTCTGGCACGACGAGCGCCGCGCTAAAGAATCCGCCGAACGAGAGAAAGAGGAAGCTCTGCGTTTTGCTCAGATGCGCGAACAAGAGATCCGCCAGTTAAAGCAACGGTTGGGTAATGGCGAAAAAGCCTACATCCAAGAAGTTACTAAGTCGGCTAATAACGACTTGGCTACGGCTAAGGATCGTCTGAAGCAGGCTTATGAGTCGGGGGACGCCGAGAAAATTACGGATGCCCAAGAAGCCCTGACTGAAGCTAAGCTTAAAATTAAACAGTACGAAAACTTCCGCCCCTCTTTACAAGAGGAAGAATCAGTAGTACAACAATCTCAACAGTACCAAGTGCCCCCGGCACCTCAACCCGCTATCGACCCTAAAGCCGAGGCGTGGAAGGATAAGAATCCGTGGTTTGGCACCGACGAGGAGATGACCGCCCTCGCACTTGGACTGCACGAAAAATTGGTCCGGTCTGGAGTCGATCCGCGTAGCGACGATTATTACGACCGAGTTAACACGACGATGAGGAAGCGATTCCCCGATTATTTCGAGGAAGAGCAGACTCAAACGAAGGAGGCTGAGAAGCCTGCTCGCACAAAACCAGCCAATGTGGTTGCACCAGTTACGCGGAGTACCGCGCCTCGTCAGATTCGTCTGACACCGACTCAAGTTGCCCTAGCCAAGAAGCTTGGTCTGAGCAATGAACAGTACGCAAAAGAACTTATGAAACTGGAGAGTAACTAAAATGACTGGTAACAGACTCGCACGTGAACTCGAAAGTCGAGAATCCGCGCAGCGCAACAAAACTTGGACCCCGCCTCAGACGCTACCGGCACCAAATCCGCAGCCGGGTTGGGTCTTTCGATATATCCGGACCAGTATCATGGGCACTGCTGACCCATCGAATACCTCCGCAAAGTTTCGTGAAGGTTGGGAGCCTGTAAAGGCCGAAGATCATCCGGAACTGATGCACCACTCCGATCCGAATTCCAAATTTAAAGGGAACATCGAAATCGGAGGTTTGTTGTTGTGTAAGGCACCGGAAGAGCTAATGAAGCAGCGTGATGACTATTACGCCCAGCAAGCAAAGGCTCAGATCCAGTCCGTAGACAATAACTTTATGAGACTGAACGACGAGCGGATGCCGCTGTTCAATGAACGCAAGTCCAGTACCTCGTTCGGTAAAGGTAAATAACTTTCTTTTTTGGAGTAACAAATGGCTTATCCTTCCGTTGACAAGCCTTATGGCTTGAAGCCGATCAATCTGATCGGTGGGCAGGTGTTCGCCGGATCGACTCGTCAGCGTCGTATTGCTTCCAATGCCTCAAGCATTGGTTATGGCGACCCGCTGAAGTTCGTGAACGACGGCACTGTTGCTGTGACAACCGAAACGACGACGGCTCCGGCCACCGGCTTTGCTGGTGTGTTTTTGGGCTGCACGTTCGTTTCTTCTGTGACGGGTCAACCGACCTACTCGCAGGCTTGGATTTCGGGCACTTCGGTCAAGGCTAACACGTACATTGTTGCGTATGTGGCCGATGATCCGGACACCCTGTTCAAGGCTGTTGGTGTGACGGCTTCGCTTGTGGTTTCAACCACGGGGGGTTTCACGTATTCAAGCGTTGGCTTGAACGCGGCTCTTGTGGCGAACACGTTGGACACGACTACGAACGATTCCCAGCAGGGTCTCCTCGTTTCGTCGGCTAACACCACGGCTTCGTTGCCGGTCCGTATCGTTGATGTGGTTGAGGACACGGCGTTCGTTTCGAGCGGTACGGTCTACTACCCTGAAGTCATCGTCAAGTTCAACGCTCCGTACGTTGACTCGGGCGTGATCACGGGCGGCCACGCTTATAACAACCCGGTCGGCCTGTAATAGGAGTTCTGAAACATGGCTATTTCACGTGCACAATTACTCAAAGAGCTCCTGCCGGGCTTGAACGCCCTGTTCGGTCTTGAGTACAAGCAATATGGTGAGGAGCACAAGGAGATCTACGATACCGAGACCTCCGAGCGTTCCTTTGAAGAAGAGACCAAGCTTTCTGGTTTCAGCGCCGCTCCGGTCAAGGCCGAAGGTGCTGCGATTGCGTATGACAACGCGCAGGAAGCATGGACTGCTCGCTACAACC